ATGTGTGCTGGGACAACGACGCCACCGCCGCCGGCCCGGCATCGGGTGGCTCCGGCAGCCTCGCCCGCATCCTCGACACCGCGCTCACCTCCGGCACCGCGCCGATCTATTCACCGCTGCTCGCGGCCGACGGCGTCACCTCCGGCGTCACCACCGGGCGCAATCTGGCGATGTTCATGATGGGCGTGGTCGCGGCGATCGACTTCAACCGGTTGAACGGCCGCAAGACGCTGGCCTTCCGAGGCGCCACCGGCATCACCCCTGACATCACCGACGGTGGCATCGCGAAAAACCTGGAGGCCAACAAATACAACTACTATGGCATCTGGACGACGGCGAACGATCTGTTCCGCTTCCTGTATCCCGGCGTCGTCTCCGGTCCCTACAAGTGGATCGACAGCTACATCAATCAGATTTGGATGAACAACGGCTTCCAACTGGCGCTGATGGAGTTGCTCACCACGGTCGGCTCGATCCCCTACAATCAGGTCGGCTACACGATGATCAAGGCGGCCTGCCAGGACGTGATCAATCGCGCGCTCAACTTCGGTGCGATCCGCACCGGGGTGACGCTGTCACAAGCGCAGATCAACGAAGTCAACAACATGGCCGGTGTGGCGATCGACGGCATCCTCAATTCGCAGGGCTACTACCTGCAAGTGTCGGATGCCGATCCGCAGGTGCGCGCCAATCGCGGCACCCCGCCGTGCACGTTCTGGTATATGGACGGCGGCTCCGTCCAGCGCATCACGCTCGCCTCGGTGATGGTCCAGTAAGCACCCCGCAAGCGCAACGGATAGGAGGTTTCAGTGGCAACCATCACTGCCGCGAATGCGGTGTTCATGATCAGCGTGACCAATCTGTTCCCGGCACCCTTGCAGTTGCAGGGGTTCGCCGCCGACGACGTGTTCAGCCACGCGCTGGTGGCACCGGTCGAGACGCTGATGGGGGTCGATGGTATCCTCTCCGGCGGTTGGACACCGCAGCCCAAGGTGCAGACCATCGCATTGCAAGCCGACAGCCCGTCGAACCTGATCTTCGACACGTGGTATAACGCCCAGGAACAGCAGCGGGAGGCATACATCGCCAATGCCCACATCACGCTCCAGTCGATCGGTCGCGGGTTCTATTGCGTGCAGGGGTTCCTAACCAACTATCCGCCGATGGCTGATGCGCGGCGCATCCTGCAACCGCGCCGCTTCACCATCACGTGGCAGTCGATCAACGGCGCGCCGCTGTAATGGCACGACGCCGCGATCGGGTGGTGATCGAACGCGAAGGCCGCGACCACGGCAAGGTGTTCTGGATCACCGAGATGGCGGCAGCCGACGCGGAGTTCTGGGCCGGACGATTGCTCACCATGCTGGCCGCCGGCAATGCCAACGTGCCGAACGGGTTCTTCAACATGGGCTTCGAAGGCGCCGCTGCCTGGATCGCGGTGCACGGCATCGGCGGCATCGACTGGAAGGTCTGCAAGCCGCTGATGGATGAGATGCTGGCGTGCGTGTCGTTCCAGCCCGATCCGTCGCGCAACCTGACACGGCAACTGGTCGCCGAGGATATCGAGGAGATCACCACGCTGATGGCACTCAGGGAGGCGTGGTTCGACACCCACCTGGGTTTTTCTATACGCGCGCGATATTGGAACTCGACGACGGGACCGTCGGGGACGAACAACCAGAATGGGCCGAATATCGCAACGTTCCCAGCAGCATCGGCGCGGTGATCTCGGCGCGACAGGCGACGCTGCGCGAACTCAGCACGGTCTATGGGGTGGCTGATCTTTACCGGTTGGTGGAGATCATCCGGGTCGATACCTTCAACCAGCGCCTCGCCAACAAATGGGCGTCTCGCGAGGAGACGTGAATGTCTGAGTCAGACGGCTATCTCGGGTTCCGTGGCACCAGCGATTTTGGGTCAGAGACCAACGCGATGCACTCGCTGGTCAAGGCGGTGTTGTCGGAAGTCGCGACCTCGGCGGTGGTCCGCGTGGTCGGCGCGCGCAGCAACGGCGAGGTGGCGCCGCCCGGCACGATCGATGTCGAGTTGCTGGTGCACCAGATCGACGGCGCCGCCAACACCTATCCGCATGGGCCGATCTATAACGTGCCCTACCACCGCCACCAGAACGGCCTCAACGGCATCATCATGGACCCCAAGGCCGGCGACGTCGGCGTGATCGTCTGCGCCTCGCGCGACATCTCGGCGGTGAAGGCCAACAAGGGCGACGCCTCGGCGCCGGGATCGTTCCGCCGCCACGATCTGGCGGATGCGCTCTATGTCGGCACGGTGATCGCCAAGGGGGCGCCCGGCCAGTATATGCAGTTCACCGACGATGGCCTGACGCTGGTCTCGCCCGGCACCATCACGATCCGCGCGCCCGCGATCGTATTCGAGGGCGACGTGACCTGGGTGGGCAATCAGGCTGGTGGGCGCGGCACCATGACGATCAACATGGACATCGCGCAGACCGGCACCATCACGTCGAACAGCAAGCATATCGACAGCAGCCACGTCCACGGCAACGTGCTGCCGGGCGGTGCCTCTACCAGTCCACCGGTCAACTAATGAGCGGCTCGACCGTCACGCTGCCGGAGGTGACGGTCACCGCCCCGCGCCTGCCGCCCGATCCACCGGTCACCAAGCCTGCCACCACGGTGACCGGCGCACCCGCGCCCTACATCAAGCGCAAGCTCGACGTGACCATCACGCTCGGCACCGGCAATTTCGGCGAGCAGGGCAAGAACACCGTGACACTGCGCGGGCGTCGCGTTTCGGTCACCGTGCAGCAGACCGCCGGCAATCAACCGAAGACCCTGTCGTGCCGCGTCTTCGGCATGAAGTTCGACCTGATGCAGAAACTCTCGACGCTCGGTCTGCTGTATGGCGCGCAGCGCCGTAACGGCGTCAGGATCGATGCCGGCAACGATGTCGACGGCATGCAGATGGTGTTCGAAGGCACCCTCCAGGATGCCTACCTCGACGGCGAAAGCCAGCCCCAGGTGGCATTCCAGATCACCGCGTTCGAAAGCTTCATCCACCAGATCAAGCCGGCGCCGCCGATCAGCCAAGCCGGCTCGGTCGATGTGGCGACCGTGATGAAGACGCTGGCCAGCCAGATGGGCGTGACATTTGAGAACAACGGCGTCACCGCCAAGCTGCGCGATATCTATTACCCCGGCACCGCGCTGCAACAGATGCGGCGGATCGCCGAGCACGCCGGCATCAGCGCGATCGTCGAGGATGGCGTGCTGGCGATCTGGCCACGCGGGCAAGGTCGTAACATCAGCAACATCCCGCTGATCACGCCACTGTCGGGCATGAAGACTTATCCGCAGTTCAACAGCATGGGGTATCTGATCACCTGCGCGTTCCGGCCGTTGAAATTCAATCAGCAGGTGAAGGTGCAAAGCAGCCTGTGGAATAACGACTCGCGACCGATGTTTGTGTCCGGCATCACCCATACGCTGGAGAGCGAGATGCCGAATGGTCCGTGGTTCACGACGTTTCTCGGCACCGTGCGGGCGCGAGGGCCGGGCTGATGCCCACCATTATTGACGAACTGACGATGACGCTATCCTTGGACCCGGGTGGGTTCAAGGACGGTGCCACCGAGGCGAAGGAAGCCGGCGACAATCTGCTGACCCAGATACTCGCCACGTTGCAGAAGATCGAGCAGGCGACGACGGCGAGCGGCCAGCGCACCGCCGCGCAGGAAGCCCAGACCGACGCCGAGCGCGAGGCGCGCCAGAAAGAGACCGCCGCACGCCGCGAGGAGCGGGAGAAGCGCGACGCCGCACGCACGGCCGAGAATGCCAAAAGGACCGGCGGTGTCACCACCGCGCTCGGCCGCGACATGGAGGACGCGTTCGGTAAGGTCGGCAACGTCATCAAAGGCGTCACCTCACAGTTCCTCGGTCTGTTCGGCGTCATCCTGAGCGTGCGCGCGATGGAGAAGCTGTTCACCGACGTCACCAAGGCGAACACCGCGACCGGCTACCTGTCGCAAACCCTCGGCGAGGGCGTGCAAGACCTGACCGAGTTCCAGAAGGTCGCCGAACGGCTCGGCGGCTCGGCGGAAGGTGTCGCCAGCGGCATCGACTCGATGCAGCAGGCGCTGTCGCGGGTGAAGAACATCGGCCCCGATCCGATCGTGCCGATCCTGCGCGAACGGCTCGGCATCGATGTGCAAAAGGACGACGGCACCACCAAAGACCTGATCACCGAACTCATTCCGGAGATGCACAAGGAAATCCAGCGGCAACTGAAGGCCGGCACGCTGACCGGGCCGGACGTGAAGCTGCTGATGGGATCGATCGGCGCGCCGCAACTGGCGCCGGTCATGATGCAGTCCGATGAGGAGTTTGAGAAACAGCAGACCCGCGTCCGTTCGATCGGCACCGTCACCGAGGAGGAGACCAAGCGCTCGCGCGAGATGGCGAACGCGCTGCAAAACGTCAACGATCTGTTCCGTCGCATGGGCGAGATCGTCACCTTCAACGTCACCCCCGGCATCAAAGACGCGACCGAGGGAATGTTCGATTGGATACAGGCCAACCGCGAGTGGATCACCCAGGACATCTCGGCGGCGATCAATACGCTGTCGGGCGCGGTCAAGATGGTCGGCGACGATCTCAAGAAAGCATTCAATTCCGAAACCGGCAAGCAACTGCGCAGCGAGATCGGTGCGGTCACCGCCGAGATGAACAAGCTCGCCGAAGCGTCCGGCGGCTGGACCCGGGTGCTGGCGAACGGGATCGAGTGGCTGATCACCTACAAGCTGGCGCGGTTCATCTATTCGCTGCGCGCGGTGCAGGCGCTGGTGGCGGCGATCGGGCTGGGCAGCGCACCGGGCCTCGCGGTCGGCGCGCTCGGTCTGGCGATGTATGAAGTCGAGAAAGCCAAGAGCCGTCAGCAAGTCATGGAGGAACTCGGCTACAAGGTCACGATGGTCGATCCAAACGTCGGTAATCGCGCCACGCAATACATGAAGGATGGCAAGTATTACACCCTGGATGATGAAAAAAAGATCGTCGACGCGCACCTCGCGGAACTGAAGAAAGTCGCCGACGCCGAGGCCGAGGCGGCCAAGCGGCTGGAGGAGGCCAACGCCAAGGCGGCGAAGGCCGGTGGCGGCGGTGGTGGTGCCGGTGCTGGCGCAGGCGGCGGTGGTGCCGGCGGTGGCCCCAGCTTCGCGCCGCCCGCCAAGATCGATGTGTCGGCCGACACCCTACAGACCGGCGCCACCATCCGCGACCGCGCCGCCGCCGATCTCAACATCCCGCCGGAAGCCTCCAGCGGTCTGGTCGGCAACCTGTTGCAGGAGTCCGGGCTGGAGGCGGGGATCGAGGAGCGCGGTGGCGGCGGTGGTCTCGGCATCGCGCAGTGGACGGCGGATCGCCGCGATCGGTTCGAAGCCTATCTGCGCAAGCACAACCTGCCGGCCTCCAGCATGGAGGGCAATTACGGCTTCCTGATCGAGGAACTGAAAGGCCCGCAATACGCCGGGTTGCTGGAAGACCTACGCAATCTCAAGGGCACCCGCGAGGAACGGCGGCAGCAGGCGACCATGCTGATCCGCAAGAAATTCGAGGCGCCGGCCGAGTGGGCAGCCAACGACGAAGCGCGGCAGGCGTATGCCGCCAAGGTCGACGCGATCCCTTCAAAGACGACGGCACCGACGCCG